ATAAGTGTTTATAAATTGTTTAAATGATAACATTATACTTTCTTCCAAAACTTAACATTAGCTTTTTCGATGCCTTTCCAACGAGGTTTCTTTTTAGTTTTTCCAGTAGCAATCTTTTCAGCACCCGCTTCAAAAGATTGTTTTATTGCCTTATCCATATAGCTTTGTAGGGTTTCTTTACTCACTTCTTCAATCTCTTCAGCAGATTCTTTTTTCATTCGCTTATCCCAAGCGTGTTGTTGAATTACTTTTCTAATTTCATTAGTATTAGTTGTTTTCTTGTTAGCATGTTTTCCAATTACAGCATCATGTGACATACCAGAATCCAAGTCTTTCTTGATTTGTTTTATATTTACTTCATCAAGTTGTTCAACGGATTCGTGATAACTATCTTTACTTAAATACCTTTTAGTATACCAATCTGGAGTACCATTGTTTTTTCTCCAATGTAAAACAGTAGAAGCATCATTTACTTGATCTAAATATTTTGCTTCTGCTTTATCGCCTGAAATAGTACCATGAGTACGCATAGCTTTAGCAGCTTCTCCAGCATCTTTAATGATATAATTTAAGGAATCTTCAGACTTAGAATGATAAGGATGTCCTTCTAATGGATGTTGTTTAGAAGGTCTTGATTCAGATAAAATTGATTTAATTTTACTGTAAGACGATGATTTCATGATTAATTCCTCTAAAAAGATTATTAGAGTATTTATCAAATTCTGAAAGTCTGTATGGAAATACTACTAAAGATAACATTAAATAATCTTTAGATAGAATTTATCAACGGAGTACATACTTAATGTAACACCAAAAAATAAAAAAGTCAAGAACTTTTTTTCAATCAGAGTGCTTGACAAGTTCGTTTCATTGTAGTAAACTTGCATCTGATCCTATTTTTTGAGAACCAAAAATGAAACTTAACGAATCAAAATCTTCATTAGCTCGTCTGATGTCAGAGGAAGGGCTTATGATCGAGCAGAGAGATGTTCCAACCGCATATTTTGATATGCAAACAAAAACTGTTGTTGTACCGACATTTAAAGAAGAGGTGTCTAGTAATATTATTGATTTGATGCTCTCCCATGAAGTTTCGCATTTTCTATCAACGCCGACAGAAGAATGGATTCATGCTATTAAAGAACTAAAAATTAATAAAACTATTCTGAATGTTTGTGAAGATGCGCGAATTGAAAGATTGATTAAAGATCGGTATCCGGGTCTAAGAAAAAATTATCATTTTGGTTATACCGAACTGTTCAAAAATGATTTTTTTGGAACCTCTGCTCTTGATTTAGAAAATCTTAATCTCATTGATAGAATCAATCTCCATTTTAAGGTGGGATTTCTTCAATTCATTTCTTTCTCTAAAGAAGAGCAAAAATTTGTTTCTGATGTAGAATTGACAAAAACCTTTGATGATGTTATTAAAGTATCTCAAGAGATTCAAGATTACCTAAAAGAAAAACTAAAGGAAGAATTTGAGAATTTAGAATCCTCCACACTTAACGACTTTGAATTCCAATTTGGTGAAGGTGGGGAAGGGGATGGGAAATTAATTGATGTTCCTTATGATAGTTTAAATGAGTCTGGTTTAGATACCTTTAATCAATCATTATCTGATGCTTTAGAAGAATATTTTGAACGGAATCTAAAATCACATACCCAAGAAGCATCAGAAATCAATCAGAAAGATCTTTATAAAGATGACGGTAAAAAATCTATTTATGTAGATATTCCTGACATAAGACTAGATCAAATGCTTGTAGATCATAAGGTGGTTTACAAAAGATTGAGACAAGACGTTACACAAACGGCAATTAATCTTACTTCCTACAATACCTTTAAAACAGAAAATTCTTCAATAATTTCTTATTTGGTTAAAGAGTTCAATTTAAAGAAGAATGCAGAAGGTCGAAAGAAGATTAAGATTGCTAAGACAGGAGATATTAGTCTAAATAAGTTGTATTCCTATAAAATTTCTGAAGACATTTTTAAACGGGCTACTATTGTACCGAATGCACAAAGTCATGGTTTGGTGTTCTTTCTAGATTGGTCTGGATCAATGATTGCCCATCTTGAAGATACCATTAAACAATTAATGGTATTGTTATCTTTTTGTCGCAAAGTTAATATTCCTTTTGAGGTATATGCTTTTACAACAAATTATACAACAAATTATACAACAAATTATACAACAAATTATATTATTAAACCGAATGAATTAGTGTTATCTCCACTAAAGTTTTTGAATTTGTTTTCTTCAAGAATGAGTAGTAGGGAGTTTATTGAAGCAAGTAATTACCTATTGTCTCATGATGGTAATAGATTCGTTAATAGAACGTTTGTTAAAAATACTAATTATTACACATATGATCATAATCACACTAGTTATATTCCTTTTTGGTTTCAGTTAGGTAATACTCCTTTGAATCATTCTGTAATATATTCTAAGCAAATAATGGAAGAATTTAAACAGAGAACAAAAGTACAAATTTGTAATGCCATCTATCTAACTGACGGAGAATCTCATGGAATGCAATTTTCTGTAGTTGCGAAAGATTATAAACAGGAGGATTATTTACAGTATAATAATTTAAATCTTAAGTTTTATAGTGTTCATATTCGAGATAAAAAGACTAAGGAAGTTTTTAAATTTAAATGTAGTCCTAACAACTTTAGTGAAACTAATCAGTGTGTCGAGATAGTCAAAAAGATATCTGATTTTAGAATGTTTGCGTTTAGGTTAATTAAACAAAGTGAAATGAAACGTGATTATTATAAATTCAGTAATGGATCAAACCTTCCAGACGTAAAAGAATTTAATAAGAATCATTGTCTAGAAGTCAAAACTAACTTTGATAAATTTTATTTTGTTAAAGCCAATTCTATGAGAAACGAATCTGAACTAGGCGATCTAGAAGGAAAAACCACCACCAACATTGCAAAAGAGTTTTCAAAAATAATGGGTAATAAAGTAAATACAAAGATATTTTTGAAGAAATTCATAGAATTCATTTCGTGAGGTAATTATGTTTATTATTCAAACAGAAACTCTAGGTTTTGATTCAAATGCGGCCATTCTATCAGTAGGAATATATTATTCTGGCGATAATGAAAAAATAGATTATAATGGTCCTATTGCTCACGATCCTGAAAATATTTGCTATGTAAAATTTGACGTTAAAGAACAAGTTAAACATTATAACAGAACAATCAATAAAGACACTGTAAGTTGGTGGAAATCTCAGTCAGAAGAGGTTAAAAAGCATTCCTTTATTCCATCTATATCAGATATGACTGTAATTGAGGGATATGAGAAACTGAAATCTTTTGTAAAACAAAAATCCTCTAATAGATATGATTTTGTGTGGAGTAGAGGATACATAACTCCAGTGTGTCTAGAATCTTTATTCAGATCGGCTATTCAACCTTCTCTATTTAAACCAAATTGTTATAGAGAATTGAGAACGGCTATTGATATCCTAAAAGGAAGTGCTGACAATGGATATTGTGAAATAAATAATTATGAAGTAAACAAAGAACAAAGACATATTCCACATTATAATGTTATTAACGAGTGGGTTATGCTAATTTATGGAAACTAATATGTTTAAAGATAAATTTCTAATTAGATTCTACTGTCTCCTTATTATAGTTTTTTTAAGTTTGTATTATGTTGGAGAAACTAGAAGTAGACATTGGAGAGAAATGGGATTTACCTTGTGTAAAAAGAATGGACTGGAAATGTGGTCCACATCTTGTCCAGAAGAAGATAATATTTTAGATTTATTCAGGAGTAAGTAATGATTAAAGAATTAGTGTCTTGGAGTTTAATTTTGTTTGGTATTATTGAGATCGGTAATTTTTTTGCACATCATGGAACAAGTATCCCTGTGAGTGATTATAGCAGTCATGCGCTAATAGGATTAATTTTGTGTGTTGCTGGAGTATTTCTATTAAAGGTGAACTTGTCATTTGATTCTTGGTCGAAAATTAAGTAAGAATTCCTTGACATTGTTATCTATCTAGTGTAAAATGGAACTGTAAGATAAATAAACGAGGTTTAAAATGAGTCGTTATGTTGTTGTGAAAGGTAGAAATGTCATTGTTGGAAAACAGGGGTGTGATTTCTCTATTTTTGATATTATTGAATTATCAGAGTTTCTTTCAAAGAAACAATTAGAAACTCAGATGCGAAAATATGCCTTTCGCAAACTTTATGAAGTGGATAACAAAAAAGCAAAAGATCTACGGAATGATACTTGGTGTAGAAGAAGACATATTTTGAGATATGATGATTCTATCTTGATTAAGAGTATTAAGATCATCGACCATTCAGATGGTACATTCTACGGATTTATTCCAGTAAACTCTTTTTCCGAATATAAGATTTGATATTATGACAAATTTAATCATTTTTATTATAGTAATTCTGATCTTTATTACAAAAGATTTTAGAGAAGAAGTCGGTTCCTTTATTTGGTTTAATTGGATTTTACTTGCATCAGTGGTTCTATCAATTTTATTTTGGTGAATTATTATGATTTACTTAGAAGATTTTGAAGAGATCGTTTCTAACTTAGAAAAACGAAATGTTGAACTCGATTCTTATGCAGAGTCTTTAAGACTAGTAGATTCAGTATTATCACAATTTATTATTGAAAATAACTATACTAACATTCTATATTTTCAAAATACTTTTCTATTAGAAAAACTTCTTGGAAAAGATTTAAAGGATTGGGTTGATTGGTATATATATGAACGACCATCAATTATTAGTGATGAGCCTAATATCATCGTTAATGATGTTGGTTATAACGTGACAGACCTTCAATCATTCATGGACTTTGCTAGGCATGGACTTTTATTACAAATGAAACCAGTGGAAACTTTCAATGAAAAAGATAATTGAATATAAAAACTTTGCTTCTATCTCTTATCTAGAATTAGATAAAGCAGTGAATAAAATGTTATTGGAAGGATGGGTTCCATTTAGTGGAATTACATACATTCCTAACACATCAACGTGCGTACAAACATTAGTTAAATATGAAGACGAAAAAACTGCTGTCTAAATATTTCAAATCAATATTAACTAATAATATCAAGAAAGAAAAGAAATATTACTTTAAATTGATCCAAAAAAGTTTGGACGGTAAGAATACGAGATTAAAATGATAGGCTATAAAAATTTATCTGATACTGAATTAAGAGATTTGTTAGAAAGTTCTGCATTAGAACCGTATGAAAAGCAAGACATTTTAAATGAATTGCTAGATAGAGGTTCTATTATTTTAGATAGAATAGAGACATTACATTAACAGTTTTAAGGATTTGCGAGAAAGAATAAGCAACCCCAACTCTTAGGGGAGACACCACCTTTAATAACCCAATCCATATAGGAGATTTCCTGTGTGCTGAAACGGGATGAAATGGCGAATTAAAGGGAACTAAAATAAGTTCTTAAACATGTAAGAGTATCCCATTATAAATACTTATTATTTAGGTATTGCATATGAAAACGTTAAAAGATATTATCAAAGAAGCCAGATCAAAGAAAGCTGTTTTAGAAGCTTCTCATGACCCAAGAGAATATGATTTTGAAGGGGAAATGACTAAACGCGATTTAGAAACTATTGCTATGCACATTCAAAGAATTAATTCATTAATTCAAGATGAAACTAATATGCCGGAATGGGTTCAAGGTAAGATTACTTTAGCAAAAGATTATATTCAAACAGTATCTGATTATCTAGCATCAGATGTACAGCAAGAAGGGGCAGAAGAGCCAACCGGCGATTTAAAGGATGCTTGTTGGAAAGGTTATACTGCTATTGGTATGAAGAAAAAGAATGGTAAAACCGTTCCTAATTGTGTTCCAAAGTAGAAATAGAATTCGTGAAAGCGAATGTTTTGTTAAACTTAAAATGAGGTGAAATATGAAATTTATTGTACTAATGATGACTATGGCTGTGACTGTTGGGTGTGCTGCAAAGGCTACTGGTCCAACCCTAGAAGATAAGTTCACTGCACACGTATCCGCTGTTGAAGCGGATCATACAACAATGTTCCAAAAAGACGCAGAACAAGATGTTCGACTAACAGAAGTTGAAGCTCGTCTTGACCGAGCTTTCCGTAAAGGTAATTAAAAGGTAAAACAATGGAGGAACTCATCATGGAAAACCTTTTACATAAAATTTTACTAGCTATTTTTTTGTTATTTGCGTTTTCCATGATGGGTGTTATGGGCTGGTATGTCTGGTCCGTGTTTAAATCTTTCTTATAGAGATTCGTTGTCCATTGTTTGTACGATGGTAAATCGACTGGTCCAGTACAGCGAATCTCTTTTTAAAACTATATGAAACTTTGCGAAATTCATTCTTTAATAATTCAAACTGATTCTCTACAAAGGGAAATTACTAATATTCTGGATAAAGAATATCTAGATGTAGATGGAGAGTTAAGAGTTAAACTAGGAATTGCCGAATCGAATCTTTTTAAAATTTGTGAATTGCTACAGGAAAGGATAAAATGTTTGTAGTTGAAGGTTATAATCAGAAAGATTATATTTCCGGAATTTTCAATTGGGAAACTTTATTTGTTTCTGATAACGCAAAAGAAGTCGATTCTTATGTTATGAATATTCCCGAAGGATATGTGATAAGAATTGAAGAAAGGGATGATTTGTTTTTTGAAGATTTAGCAAATACTCATTGGGAAATTTACACTGGAGTTTGACTTGAAAATTGAAGAAGTATTTATTGATTTAGATGGCGTTTTAGCACATTTCTCTAAGAGATACGATGAACTATTTCATGAAATCCCAGAAGAAAATTATCCAAACGAAAGTAATAATCAAAAGAAGAATAGATATAAATCTAATTTTGATCTTTTTGTAAAAGGAAACAATTTTGCTACATTAGATCCGATGCCCGATTTTCATATAGCAATTCCTTTTATTAATAAGATTTCTAAAAAGTATCATACACATATACTTTCTTCTACAGCAAAAGAAGAATATCTCCACGAATTAACCAGACAAAAGAAAGAGTGGTTAAAGAAGTATGATATTAGTCTATACGCAATTTTTGTTCCGGGAGCAAGAATAAAGCAGTATTATTCAAAGCCTAATAGAATTCTTATAGATGATAAGTTGCAAACTATTCATCAGTGGAACGCAAATGGTGGAATTGGTATTCACCATAAAACATGGAATCAAACTATTAAAGAATTTAATAAAATTATTAAACAATAATTCCAATCAAGCGCCGATTGGGAAACTAGGTTTCCAGTTATCCTAGCATCCAACGAAAACTGGATCTTTACTTTTTATC